AGCCACCGTTGCGGTTGTCCCGAACAACTGGGTTATCCGTCAAAACGTAGGGGTGATAACGCTGAACCAGGGAACCGTATACAGCAACGACGGAACAATCACGACCAACCTTGGTGTTGTGACCAATAACTTTGGCACGGTGGGTGTAAACACCAACATGGTCGCATTCAACTACGGAACCGTTAGTACCAATCAGGATGCGGGAGTAGTGGAGGTTAATGGGGCCACGGTTGCGTCCAACATCGCCATTGTGCGATACAACTTCGAGGACGTGAATTACAACAACGGACTCGTCGTTTATAACTACGGGACGGTAACAAACGAAGACGGTGTAGTTGAGACTGGCCCTGCCGCCGCGCTGGTGGCGTACAACACCACCGGCGTGGCGAAGGAAGCCAGCGTCGGGGCTGTCAAGACCATCTTGAGCGGCATCACGTCGCTGGCGAACTGGCTGCGCGGGCTGTACCGCAAGGATACCATCAACGCGACGGCCCTGTCCGAGATCAACGCGATCCACGACGGCGGATCGGCCGGCACGTTCTCCGCGACAACCGACAGCAACGAAGCTTTGGCTGAGGCCGTCGCTGGTGTTCAGGCCGGCAGCGGCCTGACCGCACAGCAGACCCGCGACGCCATGAAGCTCGCGCCGTCCAACGGCACCCCGGCCGCCGGGAGCATTGACGCGGAGTTGGACGCTCTATTATTCGGGGCAGGAGATGGTGCATGGGTGGTAGAGATTACAGTTACCGACGACTCGTCCAGCCCTATTCCATTACAAGATGCGGTGGTGCGTCTCCAAATCAATGCTGAGGATTACACGGCCCGTACAGACGAGGATGGCGTGGCTACCTTCGGCCTTGGCACGGCAGGAACCTATACAGTCTCCTGCAGCCTCTCTGGATACCAGTACACAGGCGGAACGCAGGCGATCTCGGATGACACAGACTTCTCAATTGAGATGGAGACGGACGTCATCACACCATCCCCCGATCTAGAAACGACCCATGTGGTTGGGTATGTTGTAAATGGGCAGGGCGAGGCTGTGGTGGGGGCCTCTGTGTCCTTCACAATCACAGCGGCCCCGAGCGGAGCAGGTAGGCTTTACAAGGCAACCCCCATCACAGCGGTTTCGGTTGCAGGTGGGCTGATTGACATCTATCTGCTTCGGAACGCCACGTACAGGCTTACAACGGGACGAATGAGCTTTACGTTCAGCACAGGAACGGCATCTTCGTATGAAATACCCGCAACGGTAATAGTTTAAGGAACTGGGATATGGCACCGAGAGCGACGGATACAGAGGTGCGGAAGATTATTGACGTCTCGCGGGACGTTGATGATACCACACCGTTTATCATGGCGGCGAACTCCCTCGTCAATGCCAAGTGTACCAGCTCCGGGTATAGCGAGGATCTTCTTACGGTTATCGAGAACTGGCTTGCGGCGCACTTTCTCGCCATGCGGGATCCCCGGCTCTCGTCGGAGAGCGCGGGCATTAGCGCATCATACCAGAACCGAATCGATATGTTCCTGGCGCTGTCCCATTACGGGCAGCAGGCCATGCTGCTTGACTACGAGGGCAACCTCAGCGCGCTGAATAAGAAGATCGGCAGGGGCAAGGCGTCAATAGGAGCTTCATGGCTTGGCACGGAGCTCAAGGACAAGGAGTGATATGAGATGGGCCTGAAGGAACGAATGGCGGTGCAGACCGCGACGTACTGGGCACCGAAGGCGGGAGCCCCGTTCGACCAGTTCGGACAGCCCTCGTTCGAGGACGCTGTCGAGCTGGCGTGCCGGTGGGAGGACACGCAGGAAGAGTATGTGGATGCAAACGGAACCAAGCGAACGTCCAGGGCGAAGCTCTATGTTCTAGAGGACGTCAAGACGGGTGGTAGGGTAATGCTCGGATCATTGGAGTCGGGGGATGTGGGCACCCCGCCCGATCAACTGAAGGGTACATTTGAGATTAAGTCCTTCTCGAAGGTGCCTAATCTCAAGGGCACGGAGTACCTTAGAACGGTGATGATTTGATATGGCGGTAATCGTTCGTATAACAGGCGTGAACGGAGCGGTTCAGAAGATTAAGCTCACCGGCAGGGCCGTTGAGCAGAAGCTCTCTGCTGCGCTCAAGCGCGCGGGGCTCTTTCTGCAACGGGAGTCCATGAAGCTTGTACCTGTGCAATACGGACCCTTAAAGGCGAGCGCGTTCACCAGGGCGGAGGGTAGAGGGTTTAAGACAAAAGTCATTGTTGGGTACACAGCCTCTTACGCCATCTATGTACATGAGATCACCACGGCGGCACATGGTAAAGCATATAACGCGAAGTACGCACGAGAGATTGCCGCCGCGAAGACCCCTGCCGAGAAGAAGATCTGGTTCAGGCGCGGGCCCAACCAGCAGGCCAAGTTCCTCGAGACGCCGGCAAGGATGAGGCAGGCTGAGATTGCTGATATTATAATCAAAGGGACACGAACAAAATGAACCACTCACCGGCTGACATTATCGCCAAGATGCTGTACACGAGCAGCGGCGCTCTGTTTAGCCTTCCGGCCGCCGGTGAATCGGATGTGTGGCCCATCTACACCACTTCCATGCCGGACGGCGACGGCGTCCCTGATGACTGCGCTTGTGTATTTGACACCGCAGGCGAGAAGAAGGGGAGGCTGCTGGATGGGCGGTCTATGTATAGCTACGGGTTCCAGGTGTTGATCCGCTCCTCCACGCATAGAGATGGTTGGAAAAAGGCAGTGGATTTGGAGGCCCTATTCGAGGAAACTCACAACGAAGAAGTGGTGTTTGACGAGAGCGGCGATGAGGCCGGAACGTACCTCATAGACGTGATCATTCAAACATCCCCTATTCTGTGTTTAGGTAATGAACAGCCACAGGGCAGACGCCAGCTGTTCTCGATTAACTGTTTGGTAATGATGAAGCAGACTTCATAGGCACTTTAAGGCAAGGAGTATTAACATGAGCGATGCAGGGATTTCAGGATACGGAACGACAATCGAGGGCGGATCGGGCACCGGTGCATTGGCGGAGATCATCTCGATCAGCATCGGCGGTATGTCCAGGACGGACATAGACCTCTCAACGATGGACAGTTCAAATGCATACAAGCAGTTTATCGGCGGCATGATCGATGCCGGCGAAGTCTCGTTGTCCTTCGTGTACGAAAAGGGCAACCACGACGCGATGCAGGATGCCCTGACCGCCGACAACGAGTTGTGGACCATCACCCTGCCGGACGGCTCCACGTTCAGCTGCGACGGGTACATGAAGAACGTGAGCATGGAGATCCCGATGGACGACAAGATCTCCCAGTCCGCGACTCTCAAGCTGTCCGGCGAGCCGACCTTCACGCCCGCATCGGCGTAAGAGGAAGCCATGCAAAAGATACAGTACATACGGGCAGTACGAAGGCCGATCTATATGCAAGGTGAGGTTGGCCAAACGAAGGATATGCCAGCTGCCGTGGCTCGCAGTCTGGTGAGGCAAGGATACGCGGTCTTGGTAATACCCAAGCCGTCGAAAACCGAAGGGAAGGAGAAGCAAGATGGACTCAAACAACATGCAGGTGCTGCTGACAAAGGAACAGATCCTCGGAAGCCTGGACCTCAAAAGGGAGACGGTCGAAGTCCCGGAGTGGGGAGGGACCATTCTGGTTCGGGAGCTGACAGCCGAGGAGCGTGACGCCTATGAGGCCTCCCTGATGGAGGCCAAGAAGGTGGGCAAGCGGGTGGAGTTCCAACCCAACCTCAAGAACGTGAAGGCAAAGATGGCCGCGAAGTGCATCATTGATCACGCGGGCACCCGCGTCTTCACGGACTCGGAGGCGGTGGCGCTTGGCAGGAAGTCAGGAGCCGCACTCTCCAACATCTGCGATGTAATCGAGCGCCTCTCCGGGCTGGACAAGAAGTCCAAGGAGGAACTCGAGGGAAATTTAGAAGTCGGCCAGATCGAATCTTCGCCTTCCGCCTAGCGCTGGCCCTTGGCTCAACGGTTGGTGAGCTGCTCAGGCGGATGAGCAGCTCGGAGTTCACGGAATGGCAGGCATATTACGACATCGAGCCCTTCGGGGAGGAGAGGGCCGACCTGCGGGCCGGTACAATAGCCAGCCCCCTCGTCAATCTCTGGCAGGGCAAGGGTGCCAAACGGTCAAAGCCCTCCGATTGGCTCATGGAGTTCGGGGAACAGGAGCCCCAGAGCCCCGAGGATATAGCGTTCGTGCTCCAGGCTGTGGTGTCGTCATACAAGGCGAGGGAGAGGCGCACCGCAAAACAAGGCCGCCCCAGGCGCGGGCGTGCGGGTGTCCCCCAGGATGCCCCAGGATCGACGACCCCGGATGGCCGAGGGAGTACCCAACCCAGCCAACAGGACGCACCAGGCGCAAACGTGGCGTCAAATTCGCCGTCCCCTGCCGACCCAGGGCGATGCGGAAAGGAATAGAGGATGTCCACCATAGCTAATCTTGGTGTTGTTATTTCCGCAAGGGCAGACGGCCTCACACGGGTCATGAACAGCGCCACGGCAGGGATTCAGAAACTGCAGGGCACGGCGCAGCGGGCGGCGGGGTGGATGAAGTATCTATTCGCCGCGGCGGCAGGTGGTGGGTTGATGATGCTGGCGAGGAGCGCCATGCATAACGTGGACCGCATTGCCAAGTTATCGGACACAATGGGCATCGCCACGGAAGACATCGTTAAGTTTGAGCACGCCGCAGCTCTTGCTAATGTAAGCACGGGCGAGATGACAATGGGGCTTACGTTCCTCGCGAGGAACCTGGGAAATGCCAAGCAAGGCTCTAAGGAGGCTGCCGATGCGTTCAAATCCATCGGTCTTACTTCCGATAAACTAACCAAGATGCTGCCAGCAGAGGCATTCATGGAGGTTGCGGAGTCGATTAAGAATCTGCCGAGCCCCGCCATCCAGGCAAGCGCGGCAATGCAGATCTTCGGACGGAGCGGGGTTCGCTTGCTACCCCTGCTGAAAGAAGGCAAAACGGGGCTCAAGGAGCTTGGTGAAGAGGCGGAGAAGCTGGGGCTTACATTCAGCCGGGTGGACGCCGCTAAGGTCGAGGCCGCGAACGACGCCTTGACGCGGGTGAGCGAGGTATTCCAGGGAGTAATGCGGAGTGCAATAATCCAGCTGGCTCCTGTGATCGAGACAGTCGCCAAGGCGTTCACGAACTGGGCCACATCGGGTGATTCGGTGGGCAAAAGCATGTCAGATCTCTTTAGTATGCTCATCATTCATACCGCTCAAGTAATTGATCAGGTGCGGGTACTAGCGCATCAGATGGCCAAGCTTACATTCTCGAACGCCACACCGGACTCAGAATTCAACCAAGGCGAGATGATGGGTAAGGCCCTGAACTTCACCAGGGAGCTCGAGGAGAGGCGGGCGGTGCTTGCAAAGGCCTCCTCCTTCAAAACTATCGATGAGATTGATGCCTATCAGAAAGAGGCCTTTGCAAACATGAACCGACTGGAGGCGCAGGCCCGTAAGGCTACCAGGGAGAGCGAAAAGACAAGCCGATTTGCATCTCCTGCCGCAATGGCTGCCCAAGACGAGGCCAGCAAGGCGACAAAGATATACCTCCAGTCTGTCGAGGTTCGTAAGAAGGCGCTTGAGCTTATGAAGGATAAAGAGAAAAAGGCCGCCGCCTCCGTTGCCTATGACAATGCCAATCTGTTTATGAAGCTGACGGACTCCATTGATGAGATGAATACTAAGCTGAAGGACCAGATTGCACTCCTCGGAAAGACAAAATCAGAGGCACTGGTGTATGCACTACAGAAAGAGGGGGCTAAGCTGCCTGCGGAACTGCAAGATGCATTCAACGAGAAGCTGAAAGAGACCATCGGTCTGCAAGAGAAGCTTGATAAACTCACGCAAGAGAAAAAGGACAAGGAGGAGGCCTTCTCCAAGGGAAAGAGCGTCTTCGAGGAGACCCGGACGCCGCTGGAGAAGTACGAGGCAAAGATTAGCGAATTGAATGAACTGCTTAATCTAGGAACCATTACATGGGATACCTACGGGCGGGCGGTACGGGCAGCAAAGACAGACCTTGAGGGGCCGAGGGGCAAAACGGATGCGGGCACCTTCCAGACCATTCGTACATCGCTGGTGGATGTGAAGGGGCTGAATATGGGGCCGAAGGATCCCATGATTGAGAAGGTGGACACGACAAATACCATTCTGGGGGATATCCGAGACGATATTCGGGAAACCCGGTTCGAGACACAGGATCTTGCATAATGAGTATAATAATAGACCTAATCGAAGGTGCGGGCGGTCGGAAATCCGAGGATGGATGGGAGCTCACCCGTGTCGCCACAGTCACAGGCTTGACTGGCAACGGGCATTCAAAGCTGAAGGATGCTGTGGATGCTGTGATTAGTGCAGTGGGTGATATAGGGGCTCCCCACCCCGGGGTGACTGAGTGTGTAATTGTAGATTTCACACCAACCGCCAAGGCGAGCGATAAGGTAGAGGTCCGCATCTCTTATAAGGAGAACCACGAGGACGATCCTGACTATGCGGAGATTGAGTTCCAAACCAACACATCCCAAGCTGAAACGAACAGAGACTCTGAGGGGGATCTCATTGAGCTTTTCCACACATACACAGAGAAAAGCAACCCGATGAGTAAGTGGGGACAGCCTGTATCGCAGAATGGGATGGTATCGAAGCTGGTTCCGGAGACAACCCTTACTTATACCCGGTTTGAATCCACTTCCCCAGGGGCTAAATCTCTAGAGTATTCAGGCACGGTGAACTCTGGTGATTTTGATCCGGTGGGGACTGCTGCCGCTCGAACGTGGCTCTGCACCTCGATCTCAGGTAAGCGGGTAAGAAAGCCCTCCTCTTCCGGTATAACAGAGCAGTGGCAGAATACCTACACCTTCCAATATCGAGCGGACGGGTGGGATCAAACAGCTCTTTATATTGATCCGACCACCAGCAGGCCTATTCCTGAAGAGGAGATATGGCCTGACGACGAGGTAGAGGTTGTCGTTCAGGTGTATAAGGAAAAGGACTTCGATCTCCTTAATTTGTAGGACTACCAATGGATAAGCCTATCAACGAATTCACAGGCGGGACCGCATCAGCTAGGGACAAGCTGAATGCCATGCGGGCCCTTGTGAATGCCTTTGACCAGATTAAAGGGGATGGGCTTATCGCAGTTCAACGAACGCCGGCAGGTATTATAATTCGGCTGGCGATGGATAGGGTATTGGAGAGGATCCCGAAATTTGGCACCTCCTCTACTGGCGGCATTTTCCCCGTCAAGGTTACAATGGATGGAGGCGAGGGCGGAAGTGCATCAGCCGACTGCTCCTATACCTATTCAGTAGACGATGAGAATGGTAAAAAGATAGCTGAGGACATGACTCCAGAAGCCCCTCGAATCCCTAAAACCCAGTACACGGCGGGCGACGGATGGGGATGGGGATTCGGCGAGGGTGATGATTTTATCCTGCTCGATGCCGGTGAGAAGGAAGTGGCTGAGGTTATCACATGACCGACTACGGCACACTCAAACTGAGCAATGGGCATCTTGCTGTGCGGAATGGGCGGCTGGCGAAAGGGCCGCGCACGCCTGCTTGCGTAGCGACCGCGTGTAGGCTGTGTGCGGGCGCGACGGGCTATTGGCGCACTATAACACTGGCAGATATAGACTGTACGTGGGAAGCATGCATTGCTGTTGGGGGACAATCTATAAATGTAAGCGCCACACCCAGCGTCCTTCCAGATGGGGATTTTCTATTAGCATTCAGTGGAAACATACCAGCAGAGTATTATAGTGGTGATGGTCTGGAAGAGTTGGTAGACCCTGATATCGCCCAGGCGTCCCTTTTTCAAGGTGGCGATACACCCTATGAGGAGAAGCATTGTCTTTGGGTCTATGATACAGCCTGCACAGGTGAGTGGAAACAATACTATGCCGACACGACGTGTAGTGGCATACCCCATACATTCACAATACAATACCTTCGCATTGAACTCAAACTGTTCAAAACGCAGTGGCGGATTGAAGGTTATTATGATGGGTATTGGACGGACCCGGATATACGTACGAGGCTCTACTTCGCTTACGGCGTAGAAGACCGCGCTGGCGACACGGAACAAATCGACTTTGACGCCATACACCTGGTGAGTCCTGGGCCCTTCGCAAACGGGACAGCGACCGTCGTGGCCGGTGATGATCCCATCATTCAAGACGGCCTAGCACAAAAGAGCCTGACCGACGACCCCATTTTCCAAGGAGATATTTACTAATGGCGGGCATAACACACACATTCGTATCGGCGGTTGCCGAAGGCGGCGACGCCAATCTTATCAGAACAAGCAATTGGAACGCCGCACATACCATAACGCTGCCGGTGGTGTTCGGTGATCTTACATTCAACACCGGCAGCATCACCTGTTCCGGCGGCACGATCTCCTTCGACAACGAGAATCTTACCACGTCGGGCACGATGACTTGTGGTGAGTGCAAGATAACAGGCGACCTCAACCACGACGGGAGCAAGGTCGGGTTCTTTGGCGGTGCCCCTGTTGTGAAGTCATCCGTGGCAGACTTAGGATCAGTCACAGTATCGGCTGGTGCCGATACACTGAGCCTATCCAGTCTCCAGACAGCACTCGATGGCATAAAGACAAAGCTAAATGCCCTGCTTGATGCCTTGCAGGCCTACGGGCTGGTGTAGTAAACCACATTCCCACACGGTGTGCGGGCGGTGGTGAAGGCGGCAGAAGGGAAGGAAGAATATGAGAACAAGACAACGGCGTGAGATTGTAGTAGGATGCTACACACCTGGTGATTATGATCGAGAGGCACACGAGCGCCTTATCCCATCACTGGTTTCACTGGGACTCGATTATATCGTGCGAGAGATACCCAGTCGGGGCTCTTGGGTGCTGAACAACTCAGCATGCCAGCTGTACCTGCAGCAGATCGACAAGGAGTTCCCCACCTGCAACATGCTCTACATAGATGTGGACGGCGTCGTCCGGTCGGACCCGTGGCCCCTTCTTCGTACCCTCTCCTGTGATATTGCCGCCTACGTTCTGCGGGGTGAGGAACTGCTGAGCGGGACTTTATACCTGCCCGCAGGCCCTAAGCGAACCGAGCTTTTGACTCGATGGGTGGACGCTAACGGGAAGAACCCGCAGGCATGGGACCAGGCTAACCTTCAGGCCCTTTTGGAGGGATCATCGGACTTCCGCTTCGAGCGGCTGCCCGCTGAGTACTGCTGCATCTTTGACATTCAGCGGCTGCATACCCCAAACATCATCCCGGTCGTTGAGCACTTTCAGGCGAGCCGGCGGTACAAGAAGAGGGCGAAATGAACCTTCGAGAAGAGGTAGTTTTAATCACAGGGGCATACGGCTTCCTCGGAAGTCATGTGTTCACACATCTCATATCCCGAGGTGCGCGTCAAGCTATCCCGGTCGGGCGGCACGGCTTCGATCTCACGAAGGCGGATCAGGTAGAAAAGATGTATCAGAAGCATAAGCCAACAGTGGTTATTCACTTGGCCGCCTGTGTGGGAGGGATTGGGTATAACGCATCACACCCGGTTGAGATGTTCCGTGACAATATGCTGATGGGGGTTTACATGATCGATGTTGCTGCCCGTCACGGTGTTCGTAAGTTTGTTCAGATCGGCACCTCTTGTTCGTACCCATCCAGTACCCAAGAGCCTACAAAAGAGGAATGCCTGTGGCAGGGCCTGCCCGTTCCGATTACCGCCCCTTATGGCGTGGCGAAGCTCGCGATGCAGTATATGCTAAGGGTATACCACGAGTCTTTGGGAATGGAGGTGGCTTATGTTATCCCCAGTAATCTGTACGGTCCTGGGGATAACTACGACGACTCCAAGAGCCACGTGGTGCCCGCTCTAATCAAACGCATCGCTAAGGTAAAGATGATGGGCGATAAGGAGGTGGTGGTGTGGGGAACGGGCCGCGCCTCGCGGGACTTTTTGTATGTGGGGGACTGTGCAAGGGCTATAATAGACATTACCGAGAAGTGCAACTCACCGGAGCCCATCAACCTGGGATCGGGCCGCGCTACCCCCATTCATGTCTTGGCGAGCAAGATTAAAGACATAATAGGGTTCCACGGAGAGGTGGTCTGGGATGCATCTCATCCAGACGGATACCCCCATAGGTGTTTGGACATCTCCAGAGCCCGGAGCCTTATTGGATTTGAGCCTGGGGTGGCGCTAGATGAGGGATTGGCGATCACTGTAAAGGACTACCTAAATGAATCCTCTTGTTAGCATATTGGTGCCGGCCAGGAAATGCGAAGACTATATCGGTAAGATGATCGCTTCCATTCGGGCACAGACCTACTCCCCGTGGGAGATGATCATTTCTGCCGTTCAATCGGACACGGATGATACATTTAATGTTGCCCGGTGCTTTGTCGCCTCTATGGGTAAGTCCCGAATCCGAGTTGTCCGAGAGGCCACCCCCGGCATGGCTGTGAACATGAATGCCTGTTACCTTCTGTCCAAGGGTGAGATCATAGCAAGGCAGGAAGCGGATGACTGGAGTGACCCCCGCCGGTTGGAATTGGAAGTGGCGGAGCTTCAGAAGGGGTTTGATATTGTATCGTGCGGCATGGTCCGTTACATGCGAGACGGATCACTTCGCCACATGGACGTACCGGGTATGGTGCCTTACGACTTCGCCACGTTCTGTTGCCCTCACGGCCCAGGTAGCGATGGTATTATTGCGTGGCGGTGGGTGTACGAGAAGGTGGGTTTGTATGACCCGGCTTATGATGCATCGGCGGATACCGATTGGACTTTTAGGGCGCTTGTGGTCACTCCACTATTGAAGTGGGGCCACGTGGCGGAGGATCTCTACTACTATCGGGATCACCCGCAGCAGATGACCAAGCGAATAGGCAAGGAGGGATCAGCCATCCACCTCGAGCGGCAGGCCTTCTACCAAGACCGGATTTTCAAGGTGCATGGGTTGCAAATGGGAGGTGCCAAATGAAATATGTTGTTCTTCCTGCTGGCTTACACCCCACCACATACTACCACGAGATGCATGTGGGATACGTGGCAGGGATGCTTGTGGATGCCGGGGTCTGTGTGGAGTACATGGGCGAGTCCAGCGATGATTTGTATGGTAATTGTGTGTACCCAATTATCATAGATGGGGAGCGATGTTGGTTCGACTATAGCGACTTCATAGACACGGCGCTGCTGGCGCTGGAGGACCGCCCATCATTCAAGTACTCATTTCAACCATTACCGAAAGGGAACAAGCGTCGGATTTATCCATTTCCCCATGCAAGTGTGTATGATTGGCGGGCTTTTCGGGATGCACAAGCGTCCGTAAGGTATCGTGCTGAGGGGTTTGTCATTGCAAGCCACGGACTGAGCTGCTCGCCAGAGGCGAGAGCCAGACGCCAAGGCCTTATGAATATGGTTCAGTCCCTGTACGGCAAGCGGGCATTGGTTCATCGGGCATCGAGCCAGTCCCAGTTCTGGTCGTGGGTAAGTGGCGCTCTTGTTGCTGTTCTACTGCCCGGATCGGCTGACAACCTGCCCACACGGGCTGTCCATCAGTATCTTGGCCTTGGGTGCTGTGTTATATCCCCAAGGCTGATGAACATCATGCCGTTTTATAAAGAGTGGGTGCCGGGTGTTCATTACCTAATGTGCAATCAAGACCTTTCTGACGTCCCCGCTCTAATTCAGTGGTGCGAACAGAACCCAGAGAAGGCGATTCAGATTGGAATGAACGCCAAGGGGGTGTTCGATGATTTCCTAACTCCACGGGCCACCGTAAAGTGGATGGCACAATGCCTGAAAGGACGAGCGTAAAATGAAGACACTGTTCATAGAGCGGAACGGGCCGGATTGCATGGGCCCTGTTCTGGAGGGGCTGTTTACTGCTGCCCAGACTCTGGGGTACAAGGTTGATTGGTGGCTTAGGCAGCACTTTTTACACGAGTGTGATGTGCTGATCCATTGGGGATGGCAGTGGACGGAGGACGTTCAGAGGAGAACGCGCCTCGCCAAGCGTCACATCTACATTGAGAGGGGGTGGTTCAACGACCGCGACACATGCTTGCAGGTGGACCCCCAAGGCACGAGCTCCCGCGCGAGCTGGCTTAACGATGTTCTTGTATACACCGAGGGAGGGCCTCTTAAGATTCGTTCGGATGGGGCTTTATTGGTATGCCTTCGTTATGAGAGGGGTGGCGTCTCTGTTGATAACCCCTGCCCCTACTTTCAGAATAACAGCCAGTGGCTAATGCACTTCGCCAGCCTATCTATACCATTTCCTGTGATTGTCCGCCCTCATTTTGTAAACAACCGTGCGGCATCGGATACCAGACAATGGAGGGACATCGCCACCGCTCAGAAATGGGAATGGTCTCCAGGCACCGAATTAATAGAGCAGCAGCCTATTCTTTCCCGCTGCAAGGCCGTGGCTGTGGTCGATTCGACTGTTGGGGCAAAGGCCTTAGAGCTGGGACTTCCAGTTCTCTGTTACGGTAACCCTGTTTACCGAAAGCCGGGGGTGTGTTATGAGATGACCGATGATACCAACCGCGCCCAGCGGATAATATACCAAATAGGGAACTGCTGTTGTTCTTTAGACAGAGGTGCTATAAAGGCAATGGTAGCGAAGATGAAGAGTAAGGAGTGGCACGCCGAGGATATCCCGCAGTTCCCCGACCGCCTGCGGGCGATGGGGTTGTAGGAGAATGTAATGGAACGAACGGCATTAATCACAGGCATCACGGGCCAGGATGGGAGCTACCTGGCGGAGCTGCTGCTCTCCAAAGGGTACGTCGTTCACGGCATCCGCAGAAGGTCCAGCCAGTTCAATACCCAGAGAATTGATCATCTGTACAAGGATGAGAGGGAACCGGGTGCCCGTCTGTTCCTCCACCATGCGGATTTGACAGATGGGGCGGCATTGATGAGGGTGCTGGATGAGGTGCAGCCTGATGAGGTTTATAATCTTGGGGCCCAATCCCACGTGCGTGTAAGCTTCGATGAGCCTGTTCACACTGCCCAAATAAATGCGGTTGGAACACTACGGCTCCTTGAGGCTGTGCGGGGCATGAGAAAGCCCGTAAGGTTCTACCAGGCATCCTCTAGTGAGATGTTTGGAAGGGTGGTGGAGACCCCGCAGACTGAGCTGACCCCGTTCCGCCCCCGGAGCCCTTACGGATGTTCAAAGGTCTTCGCTTACTACCAGACCATTAATTACCGCGAGGCCTATGATATGTTCTGCTGTAATGGGATACTCTTTAACCACGAGAGCCCGAGGCGAGGCGAAACGTTCGTTACCCGCAAGATCACCCGAGCCGCCACGAGGATTAAGGAAGGAATCCAGGATACCTTGTTCCTGGGCAATCTCGATGCCAAACGCGACTGGGGATTTGCGGGAGATTACGTTGAGGCTATGTGGCTGATGCTTCAGCAGGACAAGCCGGACGACTACGTTGTGGCTACAGGTGAGACACACACGGTACGCGAGTTTCTCGAACTGGCCTTCTCGTTTGTAGGGCTGCCCACGGCACCTTATGTTCAGGACCATGTACAATACTACAGACCGTCGGAAGTGGATTTGCTAATGGGAGATCCCACGAAGGCACACCGCGTTCTTGGTTGGTGCCGTAAGGTGGGGTTCGAGGATCTTGTGCACATGATGGTAAATTCCGACTGGGAGTTGGCTCGGGATGAGAAGGCATTAAAAGACCGGCGCATAAAGTAAAATCGGGGAGCCCACGAACCTTCCCCGGGTCTCGCCAACCCGTCGCCGCTGGGCTCCCCGATTCTTATTTAATCTCGATGATCTCCCCCGCCCGCAGCTCGTCCATGTGAGTGACCATAATGATTTGAATACCGAACTCCCCCGAAAGCGCCTCTATAAGACGCCGGACCCGGTCGCGGAGATTAGGCGAGACGAATTTGAACGGCTCATCGAGCACGAGTAGCCTTCGAATGGGAGGGCGTGATAGCATCATACACGAGAGGCGAAGGGCGAAAGACGCGACGTCCACCGGGCCTCCCCCGGACGCCTCCATCGGGTCGATCTCCTCGCCCCCGCGTTCAAACACAAGCCTCGCCTCCGTCCGCCCCCGTTTGCGCTCGAAGTGAATGCGGAACTCATACGGATCATCGAACACGGCCTGGAGGCTCTTGGTGACCACGGACGCGATTCGCTCGTGCGCCCGCTGCTGAACCTGCTGGGCCC